TAAAGGCCTCAGACGGATCCACAATGATGGGGGATTCGCCTTCCACATCTCCCATGCCATGAAGCAGCCAGTTCCGTTCAACCTTCAGAACTTCCGCGACCTGATCAAGTTTGGTCAGATTGGGATTCTCGGACTTGCCACGCATGATGTCGTAGACGAACGACCTGTTGATATCTGCAAGCTCTGCGATTTGCCCAGCATTCAAGCCAAGCTGCCGTGAGCGCGCTTTTAACCTGTCTGCCATCGTGTATTTCATCGGGTTATCCCCTGACTGTGGAATATGTGGATTAAAAAGGATTGATTCATCTTCGTCAAGAAGATAAAACAAAATAGGAACACTGATAGCGTCTGGGGTGTGCCATGGCCGGCATCGAAAAAGAATATTTCTCCCTCGAGGAGATCGAAAACCAATGGGGAATTCCCCATCGGGATCTCGTGTATTTGGCAGAAAACGGTTTGTTGAAGGTTTCTGTCCGGCTCTATGGCGTTCACCTGGAAAACGGTTCCATCGAGGAAGATGACGATGGGCAGTGGTTTTCCGTCCCGGAAGAACGTGTCTGGTTCGACGGCCTCCAGGACCTCAGAAAGCATGATGTCTATCGCTTGTTCCATGAGGGAGAGCTCCAGATCGATAGCTTCGATGGCCCCTATCAGGGCTATACCAGCGTTTTGCATCCGGAAGGCGGTGTAAGCATCAAGCGAGATGAGCTGGTTGTCCGCCGGGAAGAGCGAGACCGCGCCGCCTCCAAGCATGGTCTCGGTGGTGTCGCGAGATCGACGGCCAACCATTTCGAGCAGCGCAATAACTTTGCCGAGGTGACGCTGGGGGACACGACGTACACTCTGGGCCCCATTCAGGCACAGGTCGTCAGGATTCTCTATGAAGCAGCGACAACGGAATTTCCCTGGCTTCACGGGCAGCGGGTTCTGGCGGACGCTGGATCTAAATGCACGCGCATCTCCGACCTGTTTAAGCGCCAGCCTGAATGGCGAAAGCTGATCCAATCGGACAAACGCGGCAAATATCGCCTGAACATCAAGTTCTCTTAAATCCCCCACCAAACATCAGCGTTTGTGCTGACTTCAGCGGGTTCGTCCCCTGAACATCCCCCGCTATATCCCCTCACGTCCCCCTGATTCACCCCTCCTGATCCCCCAATCATCCACTTCTGGTCCCGACGACAGGATCAGTCGGGATCGTCATCCTTACCCCAAGTTCAATTCAACGAAGGGGGCAGCGATGACCATCAAGCACCTACATCAAGTTCACTTAGCAGATCGCTGGAATCTGAGCCCGCGCACCCTTGAGCGGTGGCGCTGGGAAAAGATCGGCCCGCCTTATCTCAAAATCGGTGGGCGTGTTGTTTACCGCCTTGAAGACGTCGAAGCCTTTGAAGAGCAGCAGCTCAAGAACACCCAAGGCTCCACTTCGACGCCATTGCCGTATCTGCGGGTCGTGGGGACGCAATGACAGACCCGATCCCCATTTGGCGAGGCCAAGCGTCTCCATTCCATCTGCAGAGATTGGATGAGACCAGCTTCTGCGCCTGGGTGGCTCAAGCCGATCCTGGTGACGCTCTTGAATACCACCGAGGCTTCCTTTGTCTGGATCGCGGTGGCTCAGAAACCAAACCGTTATCCACCTATCAGGCAAAACTCGACGCCATGGCCGAAAGAGCCTTTGAGCTATCCGAGCGCGGCTTCGTGCATCTGGTCCAACAACGCTTGGGAGAGGCTTCGTTTCGATACCTGGCCATCGCCCGGCCCTGTCCCGAAGGCCAGTCCATCAACTTTTCAACCCTTATGACTGAGGAGGCCGCGTAAATGGCGTACCCTGAGAACACCCCCAGTTTGAGCGACATTGCTCAAATGCCCGTGGGAGAGCTTGCTGCTCTTCCGACACAAACCTTGGCGACCTTGCTGAGCGATGCTGAGACTGCATTGCGTTCCACAAAAAGCGTCAAAGACTGGCTTGATGGCGCAATCGCTAGAAAGTTCAGCGACCAAGCAGCCCAGCAGCGTCGCTCTGAAGGCAAAGATACTGGCTCTGCCCGCCTTCAAGATGGCGACATCACGATCGTAGCAGAGCTACCCAAGCGCGTGGAGTGGGATCAGCACCAACTAGCAGCGCTGGTCGAACGCATCAAAGCGGATGGCGAAGACCCACGCGAATACGTGGACGTCACCTTCAAGGTCTCTGAGCGTAAGTATGCCGCTTGGCCGTCACACATTCAGTCGGTCTTTCAGGAAGCCCGCACGGTCAAAACCGGGAAGGAAACGTTCAAGCTGATCGCTCAGGAGAGCGGACAATGAGCGCGCTTCCCATCATCACCGCCGATCAACGGCTCTCAGAGCGTCGCGGCATCAAAGGCTGCATCTTCGGCAAATCTGGAATTGGCAAGACCTCGCTGCTTTGGTCATTGGACGCGTCATCCACGCTGTTCTTTGATCTGGAAGCCGGTGACCTCGCCATCGAGGGCTGGAAGGGTGACACCATTCGCCCGCGCACTTGGCAGGAATGCCGTGACTTCGCCGTCTTTATCGGCGGCCCCAATCCTGCGCTGCGCGAAGATCAGGTCTATAGCCAAGCCCACTTTGACGCTGTCTGCGAGCAGTTTGGCGATCCGGCGGCGCTCGACAAATACCAGACCGTCTTCATCGACAGCATCACGGTTGCCGGACGTTTGTGCTTCCAATGGTGCAAAGGTCAGCCTCAGGCAGTTTCCGAACGATCCGGCAAACCTGACATGCGAGGAGCTTATGGTCTGCACGGCCAGGAGATGATCGCCTGGCTGACGCACCTCCAACACACCCGAGGCAAGAACGTCTGGTTCGTCGGGATCCTCGACGAGAAGTTAGACGACTTTAATCGCAAGACCTTCGTCCCCCAGATCGATGGTTCCAAGACTGGCAATGAACTGCCGGGCATCGTCGATGAAGTCATTGCCATGGCGGAGATCAGCCAGGACGGCAACGAGCCTTTTCGGGCTTTTGTCTGCCACACGCTGAACCCGTTCGGTTTCCCGGCCAAAGATCGCAGCGGTCGGCTGGACCAAATCGAAGAGCCGCATCTTGGCCGCCTGATGGAAAAGATCAGCGGTCCCGTGGCTCCGGCCAGCGAGCGCCTGGAGTTTGGCCGACCGGCCATGCCCGAGGCTGAACCAACCCAATCCCCCATTACCCCAGATAACGAAGGAGCATCCTGACCATGTCCGGTTCGTGGAACGACTTTAACGACGCTGATTCCCAGACGTCTTACGACCTCATCCCTAAAGGCACCGTCGTGCCCGTGCGCTTAACCCTGAAGCCTGGCGGCTATGACGATCCGGCCCAAGGTTGGAGCGGTGGCTATGCGACCCGCAACGAGACGTCGGGCTCGGTTTATCTCAATGCCGAGTTTGTCATTACCGAGGGGACGTTTGCCAAACGCAAGATCTGGAGCCTGATTGGTCTCTTGAGCCTCAAAGGTCCGGAATGGGCCAACATGGGCCGGTCCTTTGTGCGCGGCATTCTGAACTCTGCGCGTGGCCTCTCTGACAAGGACAACTCCCCAGAAGCCCTGGCCGCTCGCCGGATCAACGGGTTTGCCGACATCGACGGCATCGAGTTCCTGGCCAAGATTGATGTCGGCAAGGATGCCAACGGGGACGCCAAAAACGAGATCCGTTTTGCCGTGACACCCAATCAGAAAGATTGGGATGCTTATGTGCAATCAGGCGGTGTTTGGCGTCCAAGTGGTGGCGCTCCGGCTCAGGCCGCTTCTGTCCAATCCATGGCAGCGTCCGCACCGGCTCCGCAGCAGGCTGCACCGAACCGTCCGTCCTGGGCGCAGTAGGAGCCGATAACCCATGTTGCTCCGTCCTCGCCAGAAAACCTTCGTCGACCGCTCTGTGCAGGCGCTTGAAAAACACGGTAATACCTTAGGCGTCGCGCCGACGGGTGCCGGTAAAACCATCATGCTCTCTGGTGTGGTGGGCCGGATGCTCAATGGAACCGATGCCAAGGCTGCCGTGCTGGCACACCGCGATGAACTGACAGC